ATGCGTATCGACTCCTCCGGCAACGTGGGGATTGGGATTCAAGCATTTAGCTCAACAAAACTGCTTGTTAAAACAGCAGGAACTTCAAATATTGGAACGATCAATGCAGCCGCATACGGTAGCAACGCACTTGTTGGCATTACCGATGGCGGAGCGGAAACTCTTTTAGGTATCGCAGGAAGTCCTGTTGCTTTTTATACCGCCGCCACCGAACGAATGCGTATCGACTCCTCTGGCAACTTGCTGGTGGGGACTACGAGTGTAATCAGTGGCGTCACTGCAAAGCTGGCACTTTACAGCACAGACCTAGCAAACACTGCTAACACTTGCGCCATGAAAAACGGTGCAAACAGCACTGGTGGTGCTTTCATTCGTTTTGCCAACTACCTTGATGCAACGATTGGTTCAATTACTCAGCCAACATCAACCACAGTCGCATACAACACCTCCTCCGACTACCGCCTGAAAAACATCACAGGCCCGATCACCACCAGCGGTGCGTATATTGACAGCCTGAACCCTGTTGAAGGCACATGGAAGGCTGATGGCTCTGCTTTTGTTGGCTTGATTGCTCACGAGGTACAAGAGGCATCACGTACTCCTGTGGCAACAGGAACCAAAGACGGAGAACAGATGCAGGGTATGGACTACTCCAGTGCTGAGATCATTGCTAACATGCTTGCTGAACTCAAATCCCTTCGTGCCCGTGTAGCTCAACTGGAGGCAAAATGAGCCTGAAACTTAATTCTTCTGGTGGTGGTAGCGTAACGCTACAAGAGCCTGTTACGGCAAGCACCCTGACGTTTACGCTTCCAGCATTTTCTGGAACAGCGGCTACTCTGGCATCTGTGACCAACAACGGTGTTCTGTTTGTCAATGGTTCTGGTCAACCTACATCGGGTAGTGCGCTGACGTTTGATGGGACGAACTTTGCAAACACGTTGTCTGCAAACGCTTCAGCAGGTATTCGAGTAACTAACTCGAATGGTGGAACATCAACCAGTGCAAACACCTCATATAGCAATGGCACAAATTCGCATGAGTTTGGCATTTTAGGTACTGGATATACAACCTACGGCGTCCTTGCTGCTGGTGATGCTTACATTTACGCAGGCGCAGGCAAAAATATTTCTCTAATGGCTGACGGTGGTGGAGCAATTAAATTTGGTACGGGAGCAGGTGGACCCGAACAAATGCGCCTGACCTCCACAGGTCTGGGTATTGGGACGAGTTCGCCGGGACAAAAGCTAGAGGTTGCTGGCAATATCTCAATCAATACAAGCGGCAACCCGTTTCTGCAAGTCAGGACTAGTGGTTCCGGCAACAACCCTTACATTCGCCTTCAAGCAGATACTTTAACTTGGGATATTCAAGGCACTTTTTCTAATGCTGGCGATGAGTTGTATTTCCTTTATGGTAGTGCTGCTCGTTCTTACATCAACAGTTCAACAGGCGCATATGTAGCTGTGTCTGACCAACGACTAAAGAAAAACATCACAGACATCTCGTATGGCTTGTCTGCTGTTATGGCTTTGCGTCCTGTTGAATATTTAATGAATGACGAAGCTGACGATGCTCAAAAGCACCTTGGTTTTATTGCTCAAGAAGCAATGGAAGTCGTCCCGAGTTCTGTCAGCCAAATGACCAGTGAAACATATGGCATGGACAAAGTTGAAATTGTCGCTGTTCTTACAAAAGCCATCCAAGAACAACAAGCTATGATTGCCCAACTGCAAGCAGACATTGCCTCATTGAAAGGTACAGCATGAGCAGCCTAATCTCCAAGAATCTTCAGGTTGGCTCTGACCCAACAGCAACCAACAACTTCACGATCTTCCAACCAGCAACACCTGATGGAACATTGAGGATTGGTAACGGCAATACAGGCATTACCTCAAGTCTGCTGACACTGACAAGTGCTGGTAATTTGACTGTTAGTGGCAGTACGGTTATCCAAGGACTCACCGTAGGCCGTGGCGCAGGTGCTGTGTCCTCCAACACTGCGGTGGGCGCGAGTGCTTTGGCGGCTAATACAAGCGGCGCCTACAGCGTGGTTCTTGGCTATGAAGCTGGCAACGCCAATCAAACTGGCGCTGAGTTAACGCTTGTTGGTTTTCAAGCGGGCAAGGCGACAACAGGCTCTGGTGGTTTAACTGCCGTTGGTGTTCAGGCTGGTCTAAAAAATACAACTGGCATTCTGAACACGTTTATCGGTGGATATGCCGGAAAAGAAACTACAAGTGGCAGTAACTCAGTTGCCGTAGGCTACCAAGCACTCCAAGCCAACACCACCGCCTCCAACAACACTGCTGTTGGCTATCAAGCTGGGTACAGCAATACCACTGGGGCCGACAACACATTCCTTGGTCAACTCGCAGGCTATGGCGTAACCACAGGCAATAGAAACACGCTTGTAGGTTTTTACACCGGGTCGCAAATGACCACAGGAACTTTCAACAACTTCATCGGAACGCAAGCGGGTCAGGGGGTCACTTCCGGCTCCAAGAACACGATTATTGGTTCTTACAGCGGCAACCAAGGTGGCCTCGACATCCGCACTGCAAGCAACCACATCGTGCTGTCTGATGGGGATGGAAATCCACGCGTAATCACCAACTCGGTGGGCGCAACTTTTATTGGGCAAATCGGTAATGCTTTCAATAATTTTCCAAATCGCGCTTTTGGTGTGGCTGGAGCCTCAGGAGGCTATCCAGCAATTGCAATGGGCGCTCCCGGTGGAGGCTACGGATATATTGGATACGGTGCAGCGCCAACTGCTTCCGCATACGTATATTACGCAAATGACACAGCTTCAATAATTACTTTTGCCAGCGGCGGCATACAGACATATACAGCTCCAATTGGTACGGCAGGAAACGCAATCAGCTTTACAAATGGCCCGTATGTAAGTTTTGGAGGTACATCTTGGACAAGTTCTTCCGATGCTAGGTTAAAAAATATCACTGGCGAAATTGAAAACGCCCTTGATAAAGTCAACTCACTTAGAGCCGCCCGTTTTACTTGGAAAAACGATCCTTCTGCCAAGCCACAAATAGGCTTGATTGCACAAGACCTTGAGGCAGTTTTGCCAGAGGTTGTTGTTTACCCGCCAGAAAATGCACGTGATGGCGTTTCAATTGATCCGTACCTCGGTGTTAATTACACAGAAGTAATTCCGCTTCTGGTTGCCGCCATTAAGGAACTCAAAGCCGAGTTTGACGCATACAAAGCAACCCACCCCTGAAAGGTAAACCATGACCACACAAATCACTTGGATTGTTGAAGCCCTTGATTGCAAGCCTACAGAGGGCGATCTTACGGATGTCGTCATCACAGCCCACTGGCGCTGCAACGGCATGTTTGCAGACACCTACGGCACTGTGTACGGCACTTGCGGATTCTCCCAACCCGGCGAACCATTTACCCCCTACGCCGACTTGACGCAAGAGCAGGTACTCGGCTGGTGCTGGGCCTCGGGCGTGGACAAAGCTGCCACTGAAGCCAACATAGACCAGCAAATCAAAGATCAGATCGCACCGCCCGTGGTAACCCCACCCCTGCCTTGGAGCCAAGCATGAAACGTGTCGCCCTCGTACTCTGCGCCCTGTCCTTGACAGGCTGCGCGACAAACCAGTACCAAGCCTACGCTGACGCCCACAAGGCTCAAGCAGCGGCGCAAACTGCCCGTTACCAAGCTCTGGCTGACATTGCCAAGATGGGTGACACCACGGCCAAGGTCGCAGCGGTCATCAGCCTGAACGCTGGTAGCGCCCCACAGAACGCTCAGATCGCGGCTCCCAAGTCTTGGGCCGACTACGCCTTGCAGTGGACAGGTTTGCTCCTGCCTACTGTTGGTCAAATCTACACGATCAACAAGCAGACGACTTTGGGTATGCGCCAGTCTGACAACGCTACTGCTGTGGCTGTCAGCACCAACCAAGCCTTCGTCGGCATTGCATCCCAAATTCAAGCGCCAGCGGCCAATGTCACTACCATCGGCGGCAACGGTGTGATAGGATCGGGAAGCTATTCGATTGGAGCTAACAGTGGGTCAAACTCTGGCAACTCTGGTCGCCTTGCTGGTGGCAGCATTACTGACAATACGTCTGTTCCAACTGTGGTGACCAACACCGAAACCACGACCACCAACACAACAACCCCAGCAACACCTTGAGGTAGTGAAGTATGGCTACGATTGACGCAACAGACGCACGCTTGTCCACCCACGAGGCAGTGTGCGCCCAAAGGTACGAGAAGATCAACCAATCGCTCGACATTGGCGAGAAGCGTATGACCAAGATCGAATACCTGCTGTATGCGGTGATCGCAGCCGTACTGCTTGGACCCGGCGTTGCTGCCGAGTTTGTCAAAAAGTTGTTCGGTTTGTAACCATGAGAGACTGGGCTGAAGCATTCATTGCAGCAGCCCTTGTAGTGGCGCTTACGGTCTGGTGCGCTAAAGAAGTTGTTTTGCTGCTCCGAGGAATCGTTTGATGGAACCGATCACAATGGCCTTAACGGCGATGGCGGCTGTCCAAAAGACGGTCTCTCTCATCAAGCAGGCATCCAAAACAGCAGACGACGTTCGCAGTCTTGGTCCTTTGCTAGGCAGATACTTTGAGCAAAAGCATGAAGTCACCAAAGCCCTGAAGGTCGCCAAGAAGAAGGGCGGCTCCAACATGGGGCAAGCCGTTCAGATCGAGCTTGACCTGAAAGCTCAGCGGGACTTTGAGGAGCAGGTCAAAGGCTTGTTCTTCCCGAACAACATGGACGTGTGGAACTCCATCATGGTTCGTGTGGCCGAGATGGACAAGCAAGACAAGATCGACGCTCAACTGGCCCGTGACAGGGCTTTGCGAGCCAAGAAAGAACAGGAAGAGCTGGTTGAAATCCTGATCGTTGTGGGCGGCATCATTGTCATCTTTGCGCTGGTAGGCTTCGGCGTGTACCTTGTCATGTTCGAGATGAAGCGATGAAATACATTATCCTGTCAATGCTGATTATGCTGGCTGGCTGCGACGAGCAGTACCGCTACTTCTGCCAAAACCCGGATAATTTCCATGCTGAGCGCTGCCAAAAACCACGCTGCCAATTTACGCAAACTTGCCCTGAGTATTTGGTGGCACCCATCTTGGAGAAGCAAATTGAGCAAACCAAACCAGCCGCCGAGCCAACCCCGGTCCGTTGAGGAAGAGACTGCACTGCTAGAGGTCCGCATCTGGGCCTTTGTTGTCGTTGCCGTCACCATCATCCTATTTGGCATCGTAACGGCGCTGCTGTACTCCGTGACCTTCGTGACGCAGCCAATCAAGTCGATGGCCCCCATCGACCAAGCCTACACCAAGATGCTCAACGACATCGTGCTACTGATTGTGGGCGGTATCGGCGGTGTTATCGGCAAGCGGGCAGTGTCAACAGCAGCCAAAGCGTTTACGCCACAGCCCCCACAGCATCAGCCATGCCAGCCAATGATGGGCGGGTACAACCACAGCAGCTACGCACCACCAGCGCCAGTAGCGTCTGCCATGCCGAACTTCAACTGGATGGGCTACAAGAACCCTGAGCTCGACGAGAGCTGGACTCCCGGCCCACCACCGACCACACCGCCCGATCATCTTGAAGATGACGAAGACCGTGCCGAGATCGCCGCAGCTCGTAAGGAAGAGTCATGAACCCGCTGATGCTGTACCCTGCTCTGGCGCTTGCTGCATTGCTCACGATGGGCGGCTTCTACAAGTACGGCTACAGTAGCGGCTGGGATGACCGCGACACAGAGATGCAGATCGAGATCGCCCGCAAGAACGAAGAGGCCCGAGCCAAGGAACAGGAAATGGCCAAGGCTGTAGCCACCAAAGACGCTGAACTCAGAAAGGCAAAAGATGTCATCAACAAAAAGCAGACTGATCTTAACGCTGCCATTCGTGCTGGGCGCGTGCGCTTCCCCTCCGCCAGTTGTCCACAAGCCAGCCCAAGTCCCGCCATTGCCGTTGGAGATAGCAACCAAGCGAGAAGCGAACCTGACCGACAGGCTGACGAAGCTGTTGATTCCGAGCGAGCAACCCTCCAAGCCATCGCAGAAATAGTGGCCCAAGGCGACAAGAACACTGCGCAGCTCAATGCCTGTATCGACGCCTACGACCAAATGAGGAGCATCATCAATGGTGACAAGTGAACAACTGCAGAAACTGCACATTGACCCCAAGTGGGCTGACCCGCTCAACGAGACTTTTGAGCGATTTGGTATCTTGACGCCACGCCAGCAAGCTGCGTTTATTGGCCAGTGTGGGCACGAGAGCGGCAACTTCCGTGTGCTTGAGGAGAACCTGAACTACCGCGCTGCCACGCTGCTCAAACTGTTCCCGCGCACGCCCAAGCGCACATGGGGCTTCACACCAGAGGAAGCTGCTGCCTACGAGAAACAGCCCAAGAAGATCGCCAACCGCATCTACGGCAACCGCATGAACAACCGTGACGAGGCGTCCGGAGATGGCTGGCGTTTTCGCGGTCGCGGGATTTTGCAGTTGACCGGCTCGGCGAATTACTACCATGCTGGCCAAGGGCTTGGCGTGGATTTCATCATGGAGCCTGATCTGGTGGCCACGCCACAGTACGCCGCCCTGACGGCTGGATGGTTCTGGAGCACGCAAAAGCTCAACGCTTTGGCCGAGGCTGGCAACAATATGGCCCTGACCAAGAAGATCAACGGCGGCACAATCGGCCTAGACGACCGGATCAAGCACACCAACCACGCTCTGGCCCTACTGGCTGATCCCAACTACAATCAAGCGTAGTGAGGAACACAGCATGGCAGCACTTCAGATCAAATCGTTCGGCGGGGTATCTCCCAAGGTGCCACCTCGGTACTTGCAGGACACTATGGCCCAGACAGCGCTAAACGCTGTTGTCTTCAACGGATCGCTGCAGCCACTGTCGAACGTCGGCGCTGCCGTACACACACTGACCAAGGTGGGCACCCCGCTGACCATCTACCGTTTCGGCCAAGACTCTGTGTCCGACTCGCAGTACTGGTTCCACTGGACTTCAGACGTTGACGTCTGCCGCAGCCAGATTTCAGGTGACACGTCCGAGTGGACGTTCTACACAGGCGACGGCGCTCCCAAGGCAACGTACGGCCAGATCGCGCTGTCCGGCAGCAACTACCCCACTGTGTCTAGGCCACTGGGCCTTCCGGCCCCCACGGCGGCACTGGCGGCGAGCCCGTCCGTGTTCACGCCTACAACCAGCCCAGCGGAAGTTGTTCTGACGTCTACAGCCATCGGGCAGCTCAGCACGTCTTACGGCATTCAGGTCAGCATTGTCGGTACGGAAGACGCCGACTACACCACAGTGACGCTGACCAGCCCAATCACAGCAAGTTCCGTAGCTTCAGCCGTAAACGCTGCAGCAGGCATAGCGGCTGTTGTCGATGGCACCGGGGTCAAGATCACCAGTGACGCCACAGGCGACTCGGCCAAGCTCTATGTGCGCTACCGCACGGGCTCTACAACAAACACGTCTGGTACGTTCACCTATTCCGGGCTTGATTTGCAGGCTACCGGCACGGCCAACACACCACCGCTGCTTATCATCGAAGACGCCGAGATTGGCTCCATTGATGCCGGGGACACCATCACCTTGGCAAGCAACGTGGCGACTCGGGTTGACGCCGTAACCAGCACCACACTGACCGCAGCTACGCTGGTTACCTTCCTAAACAGCCGCATGTCAGGCCAGATGGTCGCTACTGCATATGGCTCCTGCGTTGTCATCACACCCGGCACAGAGGCAACCGGCTCTTCTGGCTCCATCACTTACAGCCGGACTGTTGACGGGAACACTGCCTTCACTAAAAATTCGGTGGGCTCCGAGAGTTCAGCTCCGGCCCAAGTGTTCGTCACCCAAGCCAACGTGGACAGTGTGGAAGGACGCTATCTGTCTGTGCTCATCAACGGCGTAGAGAGCTTTGTTTCCGTGCCTGCTGTGTACACAGTGAACAACCTGAGCATTGTGTCAAGCTACGGCGGGGCAGCTACCGTATTTGGCGCGGTAGAACCGTTCGCCATTGTGGCCACAAACTCTACCGGCACCTCGTCTTCCATACGCCTGCGCGGCGGTGACTATCCAACTGTCGCCCAGTACTCCTCACTGAATGCCACGGGCGTAACTGACGTACCAGAAGTTCCTGAGAGCCGTGTGTACGCATGGACTTGGGTCAACAAGGAAGCTGGCTTCGAGTTCGAGTCCGCTCCATCACCGGCATCTGCCACCGTTGAAGTGCGCGTTGAGCAGTCTGTGGCTATATCTGGAAGAGATGTTGTGCCTACGGGCTATGTGGTGACCCACTGGCGTCTGTACCGTGCGGTGTCCGGCGTGTATCTGTTTGTCGCTGAGCTCCCAGCTTCGCAGACTTCGTACACAGACAGCGTGCTGGCTGAAGACCTCGGTGAAGAGCTGCCATCCCTGACATGGCTGCCGCCCCCGGCAACGCTGCGCGGCCTCATCAACTTGCCCAACGGCATCATGGCTGGATTCACTGGCCGTGACGTGTACTTCTGCGACCCCTACCACCCCCACGCATGGCCGGTGCAGTACAACCAGACCGTGGACTTCCCGGTAGTTGGCCTTGGTCGCATGGACACAACGCTGGCGGTGCTCACTACAGGCACGCCGTACTTCATCCAAGGCAGCTCGCCTGATGCGATGGTGGTGGTCAAATCCGATCTGGAGCAAGCCTGCGCGTCCAAGCGCAGCATCGTCAGCACCAACAACTCGGTGATCTATGCCAGCCCTGACGGCCTTGTGCTGTTGAGCTCCAGCGGCTCTCGCCTGCTGACTGAGCAGATGTTTAGCCGTGCCCTCTGGCAAGAGGCATTTAACCCTACGTCAATCCATGCGTATCAGCAGGACATGAAGTACGTGGCGTTTTACAACAACGGCGTAACCGCTGGCGGGTTCATCTTTGACCTGACCTCCGGCCACTTCATCTACCACAACATCTACGCCACAGCGGGCTACAACGACCTGCAGGCTGACAAGCTGTACACAGCGTTCGCCGACCGCACAGTGAAAATATGGCAAGCCGGAGCAGCGCTGAGCTACACATGGAAGTCCAAGAAGTTCACCATGCCTCAGATCATGGGGTTCAGTTGCGCTCAGGTTGAAGCCGAAGCCTACCCTGTGACAGCCAAGGTTTACTCTGATGGCACGCTGGTGCATACCCAGACTGTGGCGGGGCGCACGCCGTTCCGCCTGCCCGTGACACCGGGCCGTGACTGGGAGTTCCAGATCGAGGGCAACACTGAGGTGTTCGCTGTACTCGTGGCGCAGTCCATGGAGGAGTTGGCAAATGGCTAAACTCCCAACGGTCGTATCCAACGTAGCGCCCGACCTTCGGGCCTTCATCAACCGGGTGCGTGAGGCACTGGACAGCGGCGGCACCAGCCGCTTGTTGACTGTAGACGATCTGATTTCCAGTGGTATTGCATCACCCGGACCCGGCGGGACAATCATTCCTCCCGGTGGCGGAACCATCACTACGCCGCCAACGCCCAAGAACGTAGCTGCCAGCGGTGCCATTCAGAATATCGTAGTCACTTGGGACGACCCGCTGTATTACGGCCATGCCTACGCAGAAGTGTGGGGCTCTAGCACTGACAATCTGGGCGCTGCTGTTCAGGTCGGTATGACCCCCGGGGCCATATTTATTGACGCTGTTGGGCCGAGCGTAAACAGGTACTACTGGGTTCGGTTCGTCAACACACTAGGCACTGCTGGTGCGTTTAACGCAGTTGCTGGCGTACTCGGCCAGACTGGTTCCGATGTGGCGTATCTTCTGGATACGCTTGCTGGTCAGATCACGGAGAGCGAGCTCTACAACGATCTGAATGGCCGCATCGACGAAATTGATGGTGGCCCCGGTGGCACGACAGGCCTGCTATCTAAGTACACGGTTAAGGTTGACTTGGCTGGGCATGTTGCTGGTTACGGCATTGCGGCTACTGCCAACAATGGAACCCCCACCAGCTCGTTTGGCGTTAGAGCCGATCAGTTCTGGATTGCACCGCCATCTACGGTGTCAGCTACAGCGCCAACTACAAACTTGTACGTCGGATACGTATGGATTGATTCGAGCGTAACGCCCAACATCACCAAGTATTACAACGGAACTGGTTGGCAAACAACGCAGGTAAAGGGGGCTATCCCTTTTGTTGTGCAGACTTCACCAACTACAGTGAATGGCGTTGCAGTACCTGCCGGTGTTTACATAGATGCTGCGTACATCAAGAACGGCACGATCACCACTGCAAAGATCGGCAACGCGCAAATCGACGACGCCAAGATCGCCAGCCTCAGCGCAGGCAAGATCACTGCAGGCTCCATCAGCGTGGGCTCGTACATCCAGTCGTCGAACTACCTCATCGGCTCCCAAGGCTGGAAGATTCATGGCGACGGCACGGCTGAGTTCGGTGCTGCGTCTATCCGTGGTTTGATTACTGCTGCGCAGATTAATGCAAACGGACTGAGCATTCGAGACACTGCAGGCAACATCATCCTGAATGCGGGCACTGGAAACTTCACTGGTTCCGTTGCTGGGACTGCCGGTTCCACGCTTGTAAATACAGCAAACTCAGCTTTGTCTGCAGCCAATAGTGCATCAAGCGCAGCATCTACGGCTCAGGGCACAGCCGACTTTGCCGTCGGTGAATTGACAACTAAGCTCGACAATGACGCCCGCAACGTACTGTCTGGTCCCGGGGGTCTGGCCACTGGAACGCTCAATTGGAACTCGTCTGGTGTGCGCACAAGTGGGTCTGGCGTTGGACTTACCGCTAACGGCCTCGTGGCTTATAACTCTGCTGGGGCGGCGACTTTTGTGTTGAACGGTAGCAACGGCGATGCAAGTTTTGCCGGGGCGTTATCTGCTGCCACTGGTTCATTTGCGGGGTCGTTGTCTGCTGCAACTGGAACTTTTTCTGGCACGCTTACGGCAAGCGCTATCAACGCAGTCAATACGATTAACATTGCAGGCAACGCTGTAACTGTGCCCCAAGTTAGCTCTGCTTCTGGATCGCAGGCGATAACAACAGTTACGTTTGCTGAGACTACTAATGTTTTGCTGTGGGGCGTTTGCAGCGGCGTGGTCTTGGTATCCGGTGGATGTACGATCCGTTTGTTCGACAACTACGTACAAGTCAAAGAGACATTTTCTAACAGCGCTGGCGGCGTGATTCCAACAATTACACTGCCGATCATTCACTATATGACCATGACTGCTGGAACGCACACTATTATTTGTAACGTCAGTGATGTGTATGGCAACCCTGCACCTGCGGTAGAGACTACCATCGTGATAATGGGAGCCAAGCGATGAGCGCTACTACGTACGTTATTTACGACGCAACTGGCAAGATTGTTTCGTTTGGCGAGTGCGACGATTCTGTCGTTTCTATCCAGCCTGTGCCGACTGGGTGTACTCTGCTGGAGGGTGCAAAAGGGCATTGGGGCACGCACTACGTAGATAACGGCGCAGTGGTTGAAAAGCCTCCGCGCCCAAGCAGCAACCATGTGTTTGACTACGAGGCCAAGTCTTGGCAGCTCGACTCTGCGTATGCGCTTGAGCAGGTACGAAACATCCGAAACAACCTGATTGCTCAGTCTGACTGGACTCAATTGGCTGACATCTCTGCTGCAACCAAGGCTCTTTGGGAGCCGTACCGACAAGCGCTGCGTGACATTACCAGCCAAGACCCGCTTAATGTAGTGTGGCCAACCCCGCCCCAGTAAGCCATAATCCACGCATGGCCCACCTTGTCTATGACCAGAAAGAACGCATCGGCGCATGGGTCGCCGCGCAGGTCAACCAGAACGCTGACTGGGGTAGCTTCTACGCCATTGGCGTGATGAGTGGTGACAATATCTTGGCTGGTGTGGTCATCAACAACTACAACGGTGCCAACGCAACGTGCCACATTGCCATCGCCAAGCAGACCAAACAGATCGTTCCGCTGTTCCAAGCGGTGTGCGACTACGCGTTCAGGCACTGCGGGCTGAAAAGATTGACTGGCATGGTTCCATCAAATGAGCCTAAAATACTGGCATTTGACAAACACCTCGGTTTTGAGGAAGAGTTCGTCATGAAAGACGGTGCCCCCGGTGCCGACATGCACGTTTTGGTAATGCGGCCTGACACCTGTCGGTGGCTGCGCAAGGAGTAAATCATGGGCGGTAAATCTAGTCCTCCACCACCAGACTATCGTGGTATGGAAGCTCTCGGTCGAGAGCAGTTGGCGTTCTCCCGGCAGCAGTATGCAGAGATGAAACCATTGGCCGAGCGCGTAGCTAACCAACAGATGGCTGCGCAACAGCAACAGATGCAGCAGGCTCAGGACTACTACAACTACCAGCAGCAGACCTTCCGGCCACTGGAGCAGGGTCTTGTCCGAGACGCTGAGAGGTTCAGTACTGAGGGCTACCGTGAACAACAAGCTCGTGATGCCGCTGCTGCAACTGGTCGCGCCTTTGGTGTGATGCAAGATGCCGCTTCTCGCGCCGCTGCTTCCCGTGGTGTGAACCCCAACTCTGGCGCTGGTATGGCGTTGCAGTCTCAGAACATGCTGGGTCTGGCTGCAGGCCGCGCTAACGCTATGACTGGTGCTCGCAACCAAGCTCAGCAGATGGGCTATGCCCGCCGCCTTGAAGTTACTGGTCTTGGCCGTGGTCTGGCTGGCGCAGCAAACGCTGCCTACTCTGGCGCTACAGGCGCAGGCTCTGCCGGTCTGGCTTCTTCTATGGCTCCCGGAACTCAGTACCAGCAAGGTATGCAGCAAGCTGGCCAGACGTATGGCGGTATCCTTAACTCACAGACTTCCGCGTACAACGCTGGTATGTCGCAGGCCGATCCGTTCGCAACCATTGTCGGCACTGGCCTTGGCATTTATGCTGGCGGCGGCTTTGGCGGTTTTGGTGGTGCAGGCAAAAAGGCAGGTTAATCATGGCAGATTTCTTTAAAGGCCTCGCCGGTGGCATGCAAACCGGTCTTCAGTTTGGGCGAGCCATGCAAGAGCGTCAAGAACGCGAACGTCTGCGTGAAGCCATGGGGCTTACACCTCAAGAGATTGCTCCTCGTCCCCCTACCCAAGAAGAGCTAGGTCGCGCTATAGCTGAGACTGAAAAACGCGCTGCCGATGATGCAAGGATGTTTGCTACGGAAAATTCATTGGAGAACCGCACAGGTCTCTTTTCGAGCAATCCTGCAGAAAGACCCTTGGACGCTTCATTCGCTCCTCAGATGCCCTACGTGGGTCAGAAAGTTGGTGGAACCCAATACCGCCTCGGCGATCAGACGCTTAATCGCATGCCAACGCAGCAGGAAATTGAGGCTGCGCGTTACGCTGCCGCTGCCAATGTGCTGGCTGAGCGTGATCCTGTGGCTGCTGCGCGTATGCGCCAAGAACAAGTCCGTATGCAGCGTGAGAATGAATTGTTTCCACTGCAGAAGCAGCAACTGGAAACTCAAGTTGAATCCGGAAAGATCGGCCTTAAAAAATCTGGGTTTGAACTAACCGCTGCTGAGCGTGCTGATGCTGATGCGCAGAAAATGACCGACTTCAATGCGTGGCGTTCCCAGAACCCACAGGCTGACTTTGCGTCAACGACTGCGAAAGCTCAAGAACTGGGCATAAGTATCGACCAGCAGTTTAAAATTGCGTCGAACATGACTGGCATTAAAGAGCAGGCGTTTAAAGCGTCTCAGCAACGCATCGAAGATATTATCAGGGAAAACCCAAGTTTGGACGGTTTGCTTAAAGCACACAAGGAAAGCAAAGACCTTGACCCGAATTCTCACTTTGAAGTCATCCGAGGCCAAGGTGGCAAAGTGTCGCTTAACCGCGTCAACACTGCTACAGGCGAAATCATTCAGCCAAACGTGTTTTCTGGTAGTGAGGCTGAGACTACTGCGTACCTCAACAAAGCCGCCATGAACCCAGCTACCGTCATCGACTACACGATGAATCTGGAGAAGAACAAAGCCGCCATAGAAAAAGACCGTGCGGCTACTGAAGCCTCTAGGTCAAACGTCAGTTACAACGCCGCTCGTACTAGCCAGATCAACCAGATGAACAACGCTCTGGCTACAAATCTGAAAAACAGCGAAGAGGCTAAACAGATTCAAACTCAGTTTGCCTTGTTGGACGATACCAACGATCCCGGTGGTGCCAAACGTCAGAGCCTGATTACGCAGTTCAATATGCTGTCTGTCAAAGCTGGCGGAACAATTCCGACTACTGGTGTTGGTAAAAAAGGCTCTGTGCTGCAAACTCCTGTCGAACTCAAGAAGAACGACGATGGAACATACACAGCGTTTTCCAAAGATGGCGGTCGGGCGCTGTACAACACGTACAACGGCGAAGAAATTCCACTTGGTATGACCGTAGACGCCTACACAAACATGAAGGCCGCTGCTCAGAAAAACAGCGTCGGTCTGGTCACCGGGGAAGAAAACGGTAGACTGGTGCTTAAATTTGTTGGTCCTGATGGTAAGTTCTACGACGATGCTGAAAAAGCCAAGTACGCCAAACCGGCTAAGGCAGATACGCAGTCGGGCGGCTTAGATACATCACGCACGCCGGTTGTTCAGCCTGCGGCAGAACCTACTGCGCCAACACCCAAACCAGAAAAACGATCTGGAGAAACGCAACCTGAGTTCAGAGCTCGACTTCTTGCTTGGGATAGAAACCGCATCGCTTATGAACGTCTCATGACAGAGCAGCGCCTTAGAGGGCAGCTGAGCGGCAATGCTGCTGGACTACGCCGACCCCTAGTTGACTAACCTGTTCGTTGATACAATTCAACGAAGCTTAATTTAAGGGGCAGCAATGGCTTTCGTACCAATCCGCACTATTGTTGGAACTGACGAAGAGGATACTGGTTTTAAGCCATTGCGTGAAGTGTATCTTGGCCCGCAGGAACAGCGCGGGGCTATCGCTGCCGGTCTTTCGGCTGGTGTTGACCAGCTTCAGGGGTTAGGTTACAGCGCCCTTGGCGGTGTTGCAGATATTGTGGGAGCCCGCGAAGCTAGCGACTGGGCAAACGAACAAGCCCGCCGCAATCAAATTGACGCTTCTATTGGCGGTCGTCCTGACCTTGAGCGTATTGAAGACCAAACACTTGGGTCTGCTCTGCCTTACGTCGGTTACCAGATTGCCAAGCAAGTTCCTACCATGGCAGGTATTGCCGGTGCGCAGCTTATTCCCGGCGCTGGTCAAGTTGCAGGTGCTGTAGGTCTTACACGCCTTGGGGCTGTTGCGCCTCGCATGCTTGGCGGCGGTGGTTTGCAAGCTGGCTCTAGTATTGCGGCACGTCGTGCAGCTTTGGCGCAGGGCGAAGCTTTTGGTACTGGCACGCTGGCTGGTTCCGCGATGGGTTTTGGCTCGCTTTATGGTGAGTCTGTCGAAGGTGGTGACCCAAGCCCATTTCAGTCTCTGGCGCTGGCTCCAATTTACGGTGCTGCTGAAGCTGTTCTTCCTGCTGTGCTGCAAGGCAGTTTGCGTGCGCCAGCTCGGTACTCCGGCAATCTCGGTACTCGGATGGCTAAAGCTGGTGGAGTTGCTGGTGCTGGTGAAACCCTAACAGAACTCGGGCAAAACGAACTTGAAATGGGCATGCGGTCAGACTTGACCGACGAAGAAATTGCATCTCGCCGTCTTAATGCGGCTGCTGCTGGCCTTATTGTCGGTGGTAGCTTGGGTACTGTTGGCGGTCTTCGCGGTCCAATGGACTTAACCAAGCCTGACATTGCAACTGAAGAAACAGAAACAAGCACTGTACAAACGCCTGCGCCGCGTACGACTCTGACCGGCTTGGACACTGCTGCTTTGATGGGCAGCCCCTACGCAAATGCCAACTTGCTTGGCGGTGGCTACCCCAACCAACCGCTAGTAACATCTTCTCTGTACAACCAAGAAGCTGACTTGACATCGCCAGCCGGTACAACTGCAGCCGCTGCTGAGGTTACCAAGCCAACTGCTCCAGCGCCGTCCAGAATCTTTAACGAAGACGAGCAAAAACTTCTTTCACTTGGCATCAACCCGTCTGGTAGAACACTAGAAATACTGCCAAAGTTGCTGGAAGCTAATCTGACAGCCGAGCAACTAGATCAAGTTCGTACGGTGCTTGCGCAAAACAAGTACAAGCAGGCTGAAAAAATAATCAAGCAAGCTGCGGCGCAAAACATCATTAACGCTATGAGCGCTTCTGCGCAAGGAGTTACAGATGGCAGCACAGGAGTTTCTACTGTACAGCAGCCTGCAGGAAGCGTGGGAGTCGGGAGCCCTGTCGTTCAAGGAAGCGTGGGAGATGCAGGACGCCCTGCTCCTGTCGCAGGAACAATGGACGGAGGTGCCCCAGCAACTGGAGCCCCACTTCAACAAGCTGGCGTTCTTCCAATCGCAGCCGGGCAACCATCTACCTCTGTAACTACGACTGCCCCAGCAGCCGCCCCCGCGCCGGAGACTCGTTTCCGTCGTGCCCCTCGACCAATGACCGTTTTGGAAGCCGCAAATGCCGCTAAAGCCGCTCAAACCCAGCAAACAGAAACGCAAGGACAAACGGCACCTGCCGCCGCAGGACCAGTCGTAGACGAACGCCAAGCCATCCTGCAACAAATCTTTGGCGAACGCGACGGCAACATCATTTTTGACGTGGTGGGTATGGGCATGCCCGAGCCAGAGGCCGCTGCAAAGTACGATACTAGCCGGTCAAACATTCAAAAGATTGCTGGCGCTACTGGCCAGAAGACATGGCCAGAACGTATTGCCAAGGCCAAGGCTCAATTTGGCCTAACCGATGCGCAGATCGCTGACGCGTTCAATACAGTTGCGCCTGACAGCACCGAAGGTCAAATAGCCAGTCAAGTGTTTACGCAGAGCCAAGAGCGCATGGACGAAAACGAAGCCATTGAGGCTGGTCTGGGAAACATCGTTAAAACAGCAGGCGCTAGTACTGGTGCAGTTGAAGGCTTTACCAAGCTGCAAAAAGAGATTGACGCCACGCTGGAAGCATTGGCTGTAGAAACAGACCCTGCCGTGTTGGCAGACCTAAACGCCAAGTTGACTGCTCAGATTGAGAAGGTCAAGGCAGTTGAGAAACAAGCCCAAGCCGAAGTACGGGCGCTTGCTGGTCGTAAGTCTGACAAAGACGCTAGCGACGAAAAAGAAGCTAAAGCCGAACAACCAGCGGAATTAGGAGCAGAAGATGCCGTTCAAGTCGAAAGCCCAGCAGGGGTATCTGTTCAGCCAGAAACCGGAACTGGCGAAAAAGTGGGCGGACAAGTACGGCGTGCCAAAAAGCCTGCCACAGAAGGTAAAGCCCAAGCCCCAGCCAAAGTCCTCACCGAAGCCGAGCAAGCCGCCCAAGCGTGGGATGTAGTAGCTGCTGATTTCCCAGACGCTCCCAAGTTTGCTGACCTGACCAAGGCTCAGCAGAACACCTTTATAGAGTTTGGCTCCGACAACTGGGAGCGTGGTGACGTTGAGCTTGAGCTGACCAAGTTGGCCAAGGGTGGTATGAAGTTTGGTAAGGAAGGCGATATTGAGCCTGCTGTAGCCAAGAACCCATACACTGCCAAGGAACTGCTGGCTGAACTCAAGGACTTCATCCGTGCGGACATCCCCGGTCGTAAGCTAATGGTGGTTGATTCCATCGAAGACCTGCTGCGTTCACCTGACAAGATGGTTCGTGCTGTGGGTGCTGGTATTGCGCTTGAAGGCGCATACGGCGTTGCGGTCAATGGCCGCGCTTACCTGATTGCCAACCGAATCCAAAAAGGCGCTGGTCGTGCTAAGTTTATGCACGAGGTCGGAGCACACTTGGGTCTGGAGAAGCTGCTGCCTAAAGCTCAATACGACAAGCTGACTCAGCAAATCATCAATTGGGCCAAGAAAGACGACGGCTCTATAGAGTCCGAGCTGGCACTGAACGCCGTTGAGCGAGTTCAAGCCGCTGGTACAAAGCAAGAAGACCGCCGCTCCGAAATGCTGGCTTACTTCATTGAAGAGGCCATGGAAGCTGGCATAGACCCAATTGCTGGCTCAAAGAGTTCTTCGGCGCTTACAGCTTGGTTCCGCACTTTGTGGGCTGCGTTTAAAACAGCTGCTCGTAGACTTGGTATGAAGCCCGAGTCCATGAACGCACAAGACGTGGTCAATTTGGCCTTCGGTGCTGCTCGTCTAGAGATCAACGGCACATGGCACGGCACTGCTGCTGATTTCCGCAAATTCAGTAACGCGTTTATGGGCACTGGCGAAGGCGCACAGGCTTATGGTTGGGGTACATACTTAGCCCAACGCACTGGTATTGCCAAGGGATACTGGTCTGCTGACGTTGACAGGAAGACTGCCAACCCGACCGCTACATATGACGGTCGCCCACTTAAAGACATAGACAATGAGCTTGGCGTTAAAGAACAGTTCGAGCTTGACCTAAACGAAGAGGAGCAAGCGCTCAGTCTTATTCTGCCACGCCTTAATGCGGAGTTGGACAACGGTAACAATAACGCACTGCGGGATACTCTTAGGTCAATTACAAAAGATTCGTTTGGGCCGCTGACTGGAAGGCGTTACAAGCAAGCGTCTGAATGGCTGGATAAAAACTATTCCAAGTTCAAAGTTGTGCCCGGTAAGAAGCCCGAAGGCACACTGATGCGCGTAGATACCGCCATCACGCCAGAAGAGACTTTGGACTGGGATCGCCCATTGAGCGAGCAGCCTGCCATCCTTGAGAAGTTGGGCATGCTCATGCCCAAAGGTTTGCAAGAGGCGTTGGCCGACCAGTACCAGCAAAACGTGGAAGACATCGGCGAGCTGACTGGCGAAGACCTGTATCGCGGCCTGCGTTTCCTTGAGAAAAATGAAGGCGCTGTGTCTGAGTTCTGGGGCATTGACGATTACGTCGGTCAGCCCGGTAAGAAGGTCGCCTCGTTGTTCCTTGATTCCATGGGGATCAAAGGCATTCAGTTCTTGGACGCAAAGAGTCGTGGTGGTAAGCGCATAGTTAATTACGACGGTACAAGCTACAACTGGGACAAACTTGCAGAGTTGGCAAAACAAGCCAAAGGCAGTACCGAAAGCATGAAATTCAGCCTGCTGCGCGACATTGCGTATGATGGGTTGACACAGGTAAAGAGTGATCTCCAACAGCGCGTAGATGAGTTTGTAGATCGGATGTTTACCGTTGACAAAGACTCATCTGAAAGATACGGGGTTAAGTTTGATTCTGAAGCTGCGCTCAAGGACGCCAAGCAAAGAGGCGCTGAGACACCATGGGGTGAAAAACTGGCATGGCTTGAGGCTAACGAAGCAAACATCTCCACAGGCAAACCCACTAAAACCCGCAACCTTGTTATCTTCAACGACAAGAACATCTTCCGCGTAGGCTCCGAAGTTGCTGCTGATCCGCAGCGCATGAAGTTTGGTAGCGACATGGTTGAGTTGGGCAAGCGCGGTCAGTTGAAAGAGAAGGCTGGTAAGACACGAGTTGATACCGCCAATGACCGTGCTATCAAACTCTTGGAGAAGGCCGCTAAGACCAAAGACCCAGCCGAAGCTGAAGCGCTGCGTGCAGAAGCCAATGCATTATTTAGCGCCACCGCTGGCAAGTTGTCCGGCATGAAGTTCGGCAAGAACATGCCATCACAAGGGCTGATCGACCGCAACATTGCCAAGCTGCCAAAGATGTCTCAGCAGCCGGTTAAGCGTGTTGTTGAATCCCTTGGTGATCTGGGTGGCAAGTACCTCGACTACGCCGTCTTCACAAACGATCTGGTTAAGCGTGCTCAGGCTTTAGGTCTGGGCGCTGCCAAGACTTTCTCCGACCGCCTTGCTGCACGTAACGCCAAGGTTAGTGAGGAAGAGCGCAAGATCGAAAAGATCGCTGACCGCTACGCTCTGATCGAAGACGCCAACAAGGGCTCCGGCCCCGGCTCGGTCAACGAGTTCTTGTTTGAGTCCACCCGCACAGGCAAGTGGGGTTACGGCAAGTACCGTGATGCCAAGATGGGCGCTGCCTTCGACAAGCTAGGCCCCAAGGCTCAGCAGTTCGTCAAAGACGTGTTTGCCCATGGCGACGCTACGCTGTCGAACAAGAAGAAGATTGTCTTGGAAGCTACCAACTCTGAGTACGACGCCATGATTAAGGCAGCTCAGGACGCTGGTGACACCAAGACTGAGGCCACCCTCAAGGCTGAGAAAGCCGCCACGCTCAAGCGTTTCCAGACACTGTTCCGCATCCGTGAGGGCATACCTTACGCGCCCATCAAGCGCACTGGTGCTTACGTGGTGATCGGTGAGTCTGCTGAGTACAAAGCCGCCAAAGCCAAAGGTGACATGGCCACAGTCAAGAAGCTGGAGTCCGACCCTGACCACTACCATGTGTCGTTTGTCGATACCAAGTGGCAAGCTCGCAACCTCAGCGACAAGTTGTCTGAACAGGGTGTGTTCGATAGCCCACAGATCGTGAAGCGCTCTGAGTCGTTTGACGAAGCCTTCAGTGGTGAGGCAATGCTGCCTGCCCTGACCAAGATGCGTGCCGCCGTGGATCGCCGTAGCCAAGACGCTACTGGCAAGAAAGACCCGACTGCTGGCAAGCTGCTTAACATCATCAGCCAGTTGTACTTGGAGGCGTTGGCTGAGGGTAGTGCTCGCAAGTCTGAGATGCGTCGCCGTGGTGTGGCCGGTGAAGTGGACATGCTCCAGTCGTTCACCCAGCAAGGTCGTGCCGATGCCAACTTCTTGGCCAGCGTTGAGTTTGAGCCTAAGATTCAGGATGCCCTGCAGCAGATGCGTAACCAGTCACGCACTGGCGACCGTGAGCGCAAGTCTGAAATCTTCGACGAGCTGACCCAGCGCTACGCTGACTCGCTGGAGCCCAAGGACAATCCGTTCATCAACGGCCTGACCAACATGGCGTCCAAGTTCTTCTTGGCTTCCAGCCCCGGCTACTACCTGCAGAACTTGACTCAGCCATTCATGATGTCACTGCCTGCCATGGCAGGTCGTCACGACTACACCAAGGCTGCTGCTGAGTTGGCCAAGGCATACACTGAGCTGGGTCCACTGTTCAAGGATGTGAAGCTGTTCGACCAGCAGTTTGACTTCTCCAAAGTGCCTGCCGATGTTCGTGCTGCCATCAACGACTTGGTCAACCAAGGCAAGATCGACATTGGTCTGGCCACCGAGATCAACGAGTACAAAGTGGATGCTGACGGCAAACTCAGTCAGTTCGCACAGCGCCTGAACAAGGGCATGCGTATGGCTGTCCAGAAGGTGGAAGCTACCAACCGCTTGTCTACTGCCATTGCTGCGTACCGCTTGGAGTACGCTCGTACCAAAGATGCTGCCAAGGCAACTCAGTACGCTGCTGACATCCTGACTGAAACTCATGGTGACTACACAGCCTTCAACGCTCCTCGTGCGTTTAACACCCAGTGGGGTAAGGTGGCTTTGCAGTTCCGCAAGTTCCAGTTGATTCAGATCGCGTTCTACACCAAGCTGATTCGTGATGCGTTCACTAAGCCTGACGAGCGTGCTGCTGCCTTGAAGACTCTGGGCTACTCACTTGGCCACACTGCGGTGTTCGCTGGCATGATGGGATTGCCCGGCTACGCTGCCATTGCTGCCATCATGAGCGCCTTCGGCGACGAAGACGAGCCATACGACCTGACTGCTGAGATGCGCAAGGCGCTTGGCCCAGAGTGGGCTGACATGATTATGCGCGGCGCTCCTACCTTAGCTGACATGGACTTGTCCGGCAAGATCGGTGCTGGCAACATGCTGTCCATCATGCCATTCAGTGACGCTGACTTGAGCACCAACGCAGGTCGTGCCGAAGCGTTTGGTACATTGATGGGCGGTGCCGCTCTGGGTATGGCTTCTCGCGTGATTGACGGTCTCGGCTTGATCGCCAGCGGTGACTACTACAAGGGTGTCGAGCGTGTTATGCCAAAGGGTGTGTCCGATGCGCTCAAGGCTGGCCGTCAAGCTGCCGAAGGTATGACTCGCCGCAATGGTGATGTGATCTTGCCCGACAGTGAGATCAGCGCCCTAGACACAGTATTTACCGCGCTGGGCGTGCCTGTTGTGGAACAAGCTGTGACCTATGAACGTCAAAACCGTATGCGCGATGTCACTGAGAACTTCAACGACCGCACCACGCGCATCAAGAACGACTACGCCAAAGCTGTCCGTGAGAAAGACACTGCGGCTATGGCCGAAGCCCGTGCAGCGTGGACGAAACTCCAGCAAACTCGTCAGCGTAACGGCTTGAAGCCCCAGCCAGTATCCAACCTGCTGAAGGCACCGCAGGAGCAGAAGGCTCGTGAGCAGCGCACCGTTGGTGGTGTGGCGTATCGCCAAGGTCAGCAAAAGCTGGCAGAATCCATAGCTGAAAATTGAGGAGTAATCCGATGGCAAAGTCACCTGCATGGCAGCGCAAAGAGGGCAAGTCCGAGAAGGGCGGGCTCAACGCCAAGGGGCGTGCGTCATACAACAAAGCTAACCCCGGCAAGCCCGGGCTTAAGCCACCAGCTCCAAACCCTAAGAACGCCAAAGACGCTGCGCGTCGTGACAGCTTCTGCGCCCGGATGGGCGGTATGCCCGGCCCCATGAAAGACGACAAAGGACGCCCAACTCGCAAGGCGCTGTCGCTCAAAGCATGGAACTGCTGACATGGCAACCAAATCTAAGTCCACGGTGAACGCCGCTGGCAACTACACCAAGCCCGAGCTGCGCAAGCGGATCGTGTCACAGGTCAAGGCCGCTGCCACACAAGGCACTGGTGCAGGACAGTGGAGCGCTCGCAAGGCGCAGCTTGTGGCCAAGAAGTACAAGGCCGCTGGCGGGGGGTATAAAGATTGAAAGCCCCTCAAAAATCCCTCAAAGACTGGACTAACCAGAACTGGAGAACCAAAAGTGGAAAACGATCATCTGACACGGGCGAAAGGTATCTACCTGAGTCTGCAATCAAAAGCCTTAGCCCTGCTGAGTATGCTGCAACAACGCGTGCGAAACGCGCTGGCAAAGCTGCGGGGAAACAGTTTGTAGCGCAACCCAAAAAAGTAGCTGCAAAAACCGCGAAGTACCGTTAACCACCAACTGGAGAATCCCATGATGAAAGCAAAGAAGCCGAACCCGTTCGGCAAAGGCGAGTCCAAGATGATGGAAGCCAAAGAGAAGAAGATGGCCGGTGGCAAGAAAGCCTATGCCGCCATGGAAAAGAAGTACGAGGGTAAGAAGTCCACCTCGAAGATGAAATAAGGAGTACCACCATGATGTACGGAAAAATGATGATGGCCAAGGCCCCAGCAAAAGCTGGCAAGAAAGCTGCACCCTTCAAGCCATGCCCCGGCTGCAAGAGTCCTGCCAAATGCAAAGCTGCTGGCAAGTGTCTGGCCAAAGGCAAGTGATAAAAAAACCCCCGGGTCTTTCGACTCGGGGGCTAAGGTTCCTCAACACTAAGGAGCTAACATGACAGTCAGCGAGGGGATCATACATCGTTGGCGACGTCACCGTCAAATTGGCTGGTAACCAAAGTCAACACTGGTGTAGCCGAATCCGCGTTCAGGCGGCGTGTGTCCACCACAATGCAACGGGTCTGCTGCGACGTGCAGTCAGTACCACGGGTGATGACAAACTTCTCACCTTGAGACACCAAAGCACCGGCTTCCTTGATGCTGGCCACCATTGAATGGTAGTCCATGCGGTGAGCCATGCACCATTCGCGCACTTCCTTTTGAGACAAGATCAAGCGCCCAGCAAGTTCTTTGCTGTTGGCCGTGCCTAGGATGTAGCGCCCGGCGATTGGCCCATTGACTCGATTGCGAGGGGTCTCGGGGCCACGCCCATCACGGCTGTCGCGGCACTCTGTTGTGACTATTATGCGCTGACTCAACATGCTGACCATGCGCTGGAACGCATCTTCTGATGACACGGTGTTGTTCTCTTCGACCGACTCAGACAGGTCACGCAGCAGGTTCACGGTGAACTTGTACAGCTCACGAATATCGAAATCCACAATGCCCAGCTTCTTGGCGATCTTGGCAATCACAATTGTGCATGCACTGTGCGCCCGGTAGAAGCGGAACTTGGGGTTGGACAGCACCTCAGTGAACTTGCCCAGCATGGTCTGCATGTCGCGGTAGACCTCGGCTTCGTTGGCCAGAATGTACTTGACCATGGCAGCACCTGCATGGCCGGAGTTGGCAGTCATCTTCTTGATGTTCTCAGCGGCTACCATGGCAGATGCTGATCTCCATGCGTCCTCGCCCTCTTCGGTGTCTGGGTACTCTGCACGGTCAACAAGCATCAGCGGGTCGTAGCGGTCCACGTTGAGCTGAATCAGGCGCACGGCCTCGGCCTGTGAGTTGGCTTGGTTAGCGGCCAGCAGTCCGTAGAAGTCGCGGTTACCGGTCACGTACACGTTCAGCCGCCACTCGGATGACTTGGCGAATACCACGCCGCCGCCCTTGGATGTCAGGCGAACCTTCTCTTGGCCATTGGATACGCCGTAGGCCACATCACTGAAGACGCCAGCTTCCATGTTGGTCAACTCGTCAGCCAGCACGGGGATGTTGTTGTACACACCCAGCGTAGCCCACAGCGCGTTGGTGGTGAAGCCTTCCTTGGAGTTGAGCGTCATCTTCTCAGGATTGCCGAACGCAGCCAGAGCAGCGTGACATGCAGTGGTCTTGCCACGGCCAGACTTGCCGCCTTGCAGCGCCAGAATCAAGCCCTTGTACAGGTCTTCACAGTGGTGCGACACCAGTGAGCCCCAGCCAGCGCATACGGTGTATTGCCAGTGGACAGCCTCTGGCCTGTTGTACATGAAGTTCATGGCCTCGGCGTAGCCTTCCAAGCTACCGCGACCGTTCTTAAATGCGTTGGCACGCTCCTTGGCGTTGCCGCCGACCAACACTTTGCGTTCGCTGCCGTCTTGGTTGAACAGGGTCTCCCCGATCAGGAACGACTTGTAGTCGTCCTTCCAGCCAAAGGCTGTCATGGTGTTGGTCTCGGTGATGCTGCGCTTTAAGGACTGCAGTTGGTCCAGCAGATATGCCGCCATGTGCTCTCCAGCGTTTTTGTGGTTGCTCTTCGTGAGCTCGTATCGGGCCATAGCCCTCAGCAAATCCGTTGGTGATGCCACGGACTCACCTGAAATCTCGAAGTCGCGGATGCGCTTGTCGGGTAGGTGCAGCCGGATGCCATAACGGAACGTGCCGTCTTCGCCACGGATACGAGTCGTTGGGTAGAACAGGTTCTCGCAGAATGGGAATATCTGCATGACCCCTTCTTTGTCTGGGATGAGGCGACTCAGCAACCCGGAGTCCCACTGGTAGCCGCGAGGCAGCGCAGGTATGGTCGCTTGCTCCGTAACACCTTCCTCAGTAACAGTCTCAGCAACAATTTCTTCAGGCTCGGGCATCACCCGGCCAAGTTGCAACGGTGTTGTAACCTTGCCCTTGAACGCGCAGCCGTTGCAGCCGCCCGGATTACAGCTATCCAATGTCTCACAAAGTGTCGGGCCTTTGCTCCAAGTGTCGTACTTGACATCCCAGTCAAGGCTAGTGTGACCAGACTCTTGACGGTTAGACGTCCATGCTTCGGCAGTCTCACGACCGCCCTCACAGAAAGTCAGCAGCCCGATAACTTTCCACCAATGGTCGTAAGACACATCACCCATGGTGTCGCGCATCTTTGAAACTTGCTGGCACTTGTCGGCCATTACGTTGGCGTCCACTGGGACTTCAGGGTACTGCGTGAGGTGGGCTGTCAGGTCAGAGTTCAGGTCAGTCGACTGATACTTTTGGGTCTTCTTGGGTGTCTCTTTGACGGCCTTGACATTGTTCTCTTTGGCGAACGCAAACAGCGTTACGGCAAATTCTTTGGGGTTAACAGCTTCGCATGTAGCCAGCAGCTTGACTGTTTTGGCGTTGCCTTCTTTTCTGTTAGTCGAATTGATTGGGCGCAAAATAGATGCGAAGTCGGCGGTGCGTGTTGGGTCAGCTAAGACCTTCTCGTGTGCCAGAGTAGCCTTGAGAACTGTAGACACCTTGCACCACAACTCGTGGCCGATCTCATGGGTCAGAGGCCAGTATGCGTGGATGCCGTTGCCCGAATCAACCAGCATGGGGCGTGGGATGCCTACATCCTTGGCAAACTTGGCCATGGCCACACAAGCGTCCTTCTTGGTCAGATAGCCCTGCCCCTTGTCGAACTTCTCTTGGCCGCAATCAACGTCTACCCAGAACGCCTTGGCCTTGTCCCAGTTCTCCGAGATGCGGTACTTGCGTTGGGGTTTGCCATTCTTGTCCAGCTCGTCCAACTCAATGACGGCCTTCTGATATGAAGCGCAGGCGTGGTACACCGATAGCTGCTTGCTGCCAGCCATGCGATCAACCGCCTCGGCCATGGTCTCAAGGTCAGTATAGACCTTGTGCGCCGGGTATTTGTAGCCCTCCTTAAACAGGGCGAGGTAATGGATGCCGAACTCAGGCAGGATTGTTTTGAGGAACTCTAGGGTGTTCATACAGCACCCCTTGTTGTATTTTTGCAACGCATGACTACTCCAAAAAAGGAAAAAGCCCGCCAGAGCGGGCTCCAAGAGATTACCCCTTTTTAGTCTGTGCCGCCAGCGGAAACGTCGTCTTGCACAGGTGCTGCGTCAGCTTGCGCCTTGGCAGCTTCTTCTTGTTCCTTGGCCTGAGCCAAGATGTTGTCGATGATGGGACGCACGAAGTTGTGCGGGCCACTACCCAATGCACCAAGCAGGGTGTTGAGGGAGTTGGCGTCCATGCTCATGTCGAGTTTGATTTTGTATTCCATGATATTTCCTAGGTTGATGTTGCGTTGGGGGTGTGGGGTACTAACTGTACTGCAACCTTCATGGCTATGGGCCATGCGTCACCACAGAATAAGCTTTCCCCCACGAAATTAATCGTCGAAACTGATACCGTCGAGGTCGAGGTCCATGTCGTCTTCAACTGGAGCCGGCTTAGGAGCTGGCTTGGCAGCAGCTTTGGGCTTGGCCACAGGTGCAGGGGCTTCTTCCTCGGCTGGCTCTTCCAACACAGGCTTGGCTTTGGGCTTGGCCACAGGTGCAGGGGCTTCCTCTTCTTCTGGCTCAGCAGTAGCTTCAGCAGCAACCGCAACAGCGATGGACGAGCCGAGGATGTTGGACACCACGTCCGACGCAGCGATCTCTTGGACTTCAGCAAAGCCGTCATCATCCAGCAAACCAATAGCGGAGAACGTCAGCTTGGGAGACTCAGCTTGCAAGTCGAAGCCAACCTTGGTGACAACCATGTTGTAGCCAACACCGCGCTTGGCCAACATCTGACCGTACTCGCCCAGTGCCTTGATAGACGCGGGGGGCACACGCAGCAGCATGGCGTCGTTGATCTGACCGGCAGGGGCCACAGCCATACGAACAGCGTCAGCGCAAGCCTTGCCCTTGGTAGCACCCTTCTCGGAGACACGCGAGCCCCACTGGTTGTGCGGGCAGGTAGCGCACTTCTTGGCCTGCTTGTTCTGAGCATCAGCCGCTGGCTCAACGCCATCGTTGGAGTAGCAGTCAGGCTTCTGGCCTTCGCTGGTGTCTTTGTCGTAGCCCTTGATGTAGAACACCTTGCTGGTGCCCTTGTTGGCTTTTAGCAACACCACGTTCAGGCTGGTAGCAGCGCTGTCCGGGTCTTTGGGGTTCATCTGAATTTCGCGCTCGCCGTCGCGGACGACTGCAAACACTTTGCCCTTGATGGAGATGACTGGGAAGCCACCACCTGCGTGGGCTGTGAGGTCGGAGTTGAGCGCAGCGACGTCAACTTTTTTGAGGAAGGCTGGCAGGTTGCTGCCGGAGTCAAATGGAATGATGTTCATAATTTTCTCGGTTGAGGGAACAGGAGTTTATGCCGAACGGCGGATGTTGACAACGCGCTCTGAGCGAATATTTATGCCCGGTGGTAACTCGTTGTCGTTGTTGTCGCGGAACTGCTCAATGGCGGTCTTTGCAGCCCGCACCTCGATCAAGCTCCACTCTTCGTTGGCCTTCACAAACTCCATGAAGGCTTCACGATCTGCAACGCTGGCGGTTGTACGCACAGCGGTGTAAGCCGTACCATGCTCAGTCTTGACTGAGTCCATGCCGGTCTTGTTGAACACGTCCAACAGCTTGGCTTCGAGCTTCTCCATCTTCTCATTGATGGGGGCAACCGAGGCGTCGAAGTCGGACTTCATCTGCGCTTTCTTGTCGCGTAGCTGTATGTACAGCGTGACTGCTTCTGATAGTTTCATTGGTCTATCCGCTCTTTCATCATGTCGAGTAACACACCCTGCATGGACTGTTTGTCCTGCAGTCTCTTATACACACGCCGCTCAACATCCGTACCTGCGATGTGAACGATCACTGTGGTTCTTGTCTGGCCCGGTCGCCTTACGCGAGCACAAGCCTGTTCGTAAGTTTCATTCGAGTGAACCGGGGCGTACCACACGATGGTGGTTGCTGCCGTCAGTGTCAGTCCATGGCTCATGGTCGATGCGTTAGCCACCAACACACGAGGGTCAAGACCTCGTTGAAACTCACCAAAAATTCTGTCGCGCTCGGACTTGCTAGTTCCGCCATGCACCGTTTCTACCGCCCAGTCCTTACGCAGTTCTGACGCCACGCTTTCCAGAGCGCCGGTCAATGGCACAAACACGATGACTTTGCCTTCGGACTCCTCGATGATTTCTTTGAGGACGTCTATGCGAGGCTTAGATGGAATGACAACCTCTTCGCCATCTGTCCCGTACGCGACACCACATGCAATCTGAATCAGCTTGTTGGCCTTGACAGCCTCGTTAACCGCAAGAATCTGCCCACCGGAGTACTCGGTAGCCAGCTTGTTCATCATGTCCTTGTAAGCCTTGTCCTGCTCCTTGGTGAGGGCGACCTCACGGGTGATGAACGTCTGCTCTGGCAAGTCCACGCAGTCATCCAGCGAGAACCGGATAGCTGGCTGCATCATCTGATACACGGCGTCGTTGGCGTCCTGCCTTGCCGCCCACTTGAACGGGGTGATCTGGCGCATCACGCGGTCACGGAACGCACTGAAGTACTTGGGCACAGCAGAGTTGTCAGGTGTCACCAGCTTGCATTGCGCCCATGCGTCGGTAGGAGCGTTGGGAGTCGGAGACCCGGTCATGCCCCACACACGGCGTGTGGACTGCTTGTTGCAGATGGTGTTCAGAATCTTCCAGCGGTCGGTGCCAGAGTTACGTGCCAGCGCAAGTTCGTCTACCACGATCAGGTCAATGTCAGGGCGCTTGGCCAGCTCGTCTTTGATGGTAGCCAACCCGTCGATGTTGATGACGTAGACATGCACGTCCTGCTTGAGCAGCTTGTTGCGTCTGTCCCGTGAGCCATGCAGTACCACGCAGTCTAGGTGCGGGAACGTCTGGAACACTGAGTCAGCCCACGTACGCTCCATGGTAGACAGTGGACACACAACGAGCATCTTCTTGACTGTCTTGGTACGACGTAGATAGTCGTACGCCCACAGTGCGCTGTTGGTCTTGCCAGTGCCCATACCGTTGAGGCAGAACGCACGGCTGTTCATGGACAGAAACGATGCCGTCTCCAGTTGAGCGGAGAACGGACTGTGCCTACCACTGACCTTGGGCCAGTCATAGTGCATGGGCATGGGGTCAGGAACCTCGAAGCCCAAGTTACGCAGCACCCGAGTTTCATCGGGTCTGTGTGGCACTGCTACCAGTGTCGCGCCTTTGTGTTCGACCAACACTGAGGTTGGTATGACAGTCGTTACTCGTGTCGGATTACGGAGCTTGAGTACGACTGCTTTCTTTTCTTTGTGAATTAGCATGTGAGTTTCATTGCAACAAGAGCTGCTGTGACTCCTTCGTCGGTTTGTTCAAACGGCATGGAATGCTTCTCTCCATCTACTGTTATCCAGTGCAAATTTACAATGTCGTACGTGTGGTCATGTAATAGTTGACACTTCGCTATACCTTTAGGTAGCGGCACGCCGAAGAATGCAAACCCCGGCGTCCACATGCCTTCACTTATCGGGGTTATACGAGCCACTGCCTTTCCTCCATCCACGGTTGGTTGTACGGTCTTGCACTGCTACGTTAGCCTTGTGGTTGCCACCGCCGTTCTCCAGTGACTTCTTGTGGGCTACGTCCTTACCATCGCCTACCTTGGCCTTGCCATCTTTGATAGCTTCGCGCCGTGCAGCGTTGTTCTTCACACGCTTGGCCACTTCTTCAGGGCGAGCGTTGTATTCCTTCTGGTACTTAAGTTTTTGGGGTGTCGACTTGGTCATGCTAGTACTCCTTCTACGATGTAAGCCTTACGTTGTTTGAGTTCGCCGGTCCCACGAATGAACGGGCTCCACCAGTACACTCCGCTGCTTCGCCGCTTGAAATGTCCGCGCACAAGGTGAGCTTCTACGTCAGCGCGTTGACTAGTAGTTCCTTTGCAGACAGTTTCTACTGCGGACAGGGAGACTACAGTGTACTCAGTGCTAGCCAGTATCTTCTTACGCCGACCAAGCATGGTACCTACACCTTGCCTTGGGCCAACTTTTGTTCTGGCAATACCTGACTTGCAGTTAATGACTGACTCCCAAATAAACATCAACGGGCTAACTTCTTCAAGAACCTCTTGCTTAAGTTTAGGAGTCATGCGTAGCAAACCTTGCACAAACTGATTGGTATTCGACGTCGCGGTATTTGCCTGACTAAGAATGTGGCTGCTGATTGCATACGCCATGGGGCTCGGGGAAAAAGCACATTGCGTGGTTGCAGTTTGTTGGTCTGTGAATATATTAGCCATAAATGCGCCGCCACCTAAAGTGCCGTTATCAAACTCCCAAAATGGCCAAAACTCAAACGCAGGCTGACCGCTAATAGCAGTACGTCTAATTCGCGCTGCGACTCTGCGAATACTCAGCTTGTTCTCACCTTCAACAGCGTTTCGTAAAGTAGCGATCTCTGGGGTAATAGGCATTTCTACGACCAACGAGTCGTATGGCATGTGCAGCTCTTGCGCCTCGACTAACTCCCCAGCTTTCTTTTTGGATAGCTTTTGTATTTCCAGTGCTGTTTTGGGGGACATGACGAATATGGCGTCTACTTTAAATTCACTCGCCGGTATACGCAACGTTTCTATCTTTTCAGTGCTCATGGCAACAGCAGCCAAAGGTGAAAAGCCTTTGTCATCAGTTGTAAACGCTCTAGTCATTTTTTAGGCTCCAATTTTGAATAAACGTCGATTACGTCGAACAACATTGGCATGTCATCAGGATTGTCCACTACCCAAGCAAATCCGTCAGCATTTCTGATAGCTTCAATTACTCTTTCTTGGTTTGACGTAATGTTCTTTTTCTTGCCGGGGGCCTTGGCTTCAATAGCCACGAACAGCCCTTTGTAGCAAATGATGATGTCGGGGATACCGACCTGTCCCATGCCGTTGGACACAGGCATAAAGAACCATGCGCCACGCTCTTTGAGAAACTTCTTGCAAGCGTCTTTGACCTTGCCTTCTGGTGTACTAGCCATTGTTCTGAGCCTCATCAAACTCAATAAATGCTTTGGACATAGCCGACGCACCTTTGAGAAAGTACACAATACGGTCAACGTCTTTAGTTGGCGGAGCCACTGTAAAAATAATTTGGTAGTTGCCGTCTTCTGTTCTCTGCACCACATACGGCGCTGGAAAAATACTTGGCCTGTCGTCAAAAATTTTGTTTGTCATGTGTTTTTCCTCCCGTTGAATTCGCAGCTCAATACTGGACACCACGCCTTACACAGCCCTGACGTTTTGGCTGGCCACTTGTCACGCTCGTATGCAGACTCCAGCTTGGCCACACGGGGCACGAACCCCTGCCAGATGATGGGCACTTCCTTGCGCTCCACAGGCTTCCAGTCAATCTTCTTTTCCTTGAGCCAGATGAACCCGGTTGTCACCTTCTCGACTTCAGGGTGGTGAGCGAACACGTAGTTGGCGTACAGGTCTAGCTGCTCGGTGGGCTTGCGCTTGCCAGTCTTGTAGTCTGCGACAACAGCGTTCTTGCCATGGATGACAACCAAGTCAGCGATGCCACGAGTCCATGCGCCCTTCCATGCGGTTGGTTGGAAGTTACGGTCAAGGGCGTATTCCTTTTCGCACAGCTTCTGGCCCGGCAGTGCAGCGAGTTTGAACGCCAGCTTCTGCCACTGAGTCATGCCATCCGGCAGCATGACGCCGTCCTTGATGAAGTCTTCAAAGGCAGTGTGAACCCTTGTACCCCACTCAGTGTGTACCGTAGGCGGCTCGACAATGTCGCGCTTGACCTTGAGGTGGTAGAACTTCCTTGGGCAGGTCTCGAACGTATCCAACTGCGAATACGTCCATGCTGGGTTTGTCATGTCATTCCAATGCGGTGATGCCCCAATGCGTCATTTGACGGTTGGGGCTTTGTGTTCTGAAGCTCTATCGTAGCAGCATGGTGAGTGCTGTCAACGATTATTTCACTTCGCCGTAGGTGTCACCCAAGTCACCCTCAGACCATGTGATTAGCTCAGGCCACCACGACACGCCTTTGCGCATGATGCCCTGCAATTCGTCGAGCACATCTTGAGCCACAGTCTCGGGAACGACGTAGACCAGCTCGTCATGGACAGCCAGCGACGCACGGTATCTGGTGCGCTTGAACATCGTCAGGGCATGCTCCGCAATCACGTCGCGTGCAAGGGCTTGCACCAAGTTCTCAACGCCTTTCCCGGCGTAGATGCGGGCTCGTGATCGGCCACTGCCATACCACCATTCGGTCTTGCCGTTGTCGGATTCTTTGGTCAGGCCGGGGTAGTGAATCTTGCGTCCAGACGGTAGACGCACAGCGTGCTTCTCGGTAACGCACAGGCCCCACGGGTCGATGGCTGTCTCGATACCCTGCTGGATGCTTGGCAGACTAGACTGAAACGATTTCCAGCCTTTAACGATGTCGTGGTACGTGTCACGCCATGCAGTCACAACTTCAAGGGACTCACCTTCCGACAAGTCCAGACCGCCCATGAGCTTGGCCACCTTGCGGAACGTAGGCGCACCAGCACCGAAGCCCAGACCCAACTGCGCGATCTTGGCCAGCTGTCGTTGATCTTTGGTCACCTCGCTCTCGTCGATGCCGTAGCGTGCAGCAGCAAACGATTTGTACAGGTCAGCCTCAGCATCGGACGCATACAAGTCCATGGACTGCTTGACCTTCCACAGAAAGTGGTTGACCCGCAGCTCGATGCCGGACAAGTCAGCCACTACGATCTTGTGACCCTTGGGTGCTCGCAGTGAGTTACGCAGTGCGTCAGACGGCTTGGGCTTCTTGGGGTTGATACGAGGCAGGTTCTGCATGTTGTACTGCTCACCAGACCAGCGGCCAGTGGTGTCTGCACCAGCGTACTTGAGAGGCACGGGTAGGCGACCGCCGCATGCGTCAGCAGCCTTGACGAACGCTTGCAGTCTTGTCTCCAGCAGGGTGGACTTAACCTCAAGGCGCACACGGGCAGCAGCAGCGATGATCGGGTCTTCGTGGTCTTGCAGTGCGATGAACGCATCGTCAGTCTTGGCCAGTGCAGGTGTCATCTTGGCCGGGTTGGTGGGCGACTGCTTCATGGGAACTTCGACACCGCGAGACGTAAGCAACTCACCGAACTTAGCGGCGCTTGCCATGGTCATGCGTACATATTCTTCAGGGTCTGTGGGGTCACCCTCCAGCTTACGGGCCACTGACTCAGCTTGCGTAAACAGCAAGTCATACAGATCGTTGAGTGACTTGGCCTTCTCAGCCTTCACATCTTCCAGCGCCTTGTTCACCATGGCGTAGTCGAGTTGGAACTTAGGCTCCACCAGCATGCGTGTAGTCATGTCGATGTGCATCAGCTCTGCCTTGGGAAATCCCTTGGCCAGCTTCTTGAACAACTCAGCGCACAGGTCAGTGTCCACCTTGTTGTACTCTTCCATCTGAGCTAGCTCATCAGGGCTGAAGTCACACAGATGCTTGCCCTTGGTGTTCGTGGCTTCGAGGTCTAGCTTGGCACCGACCTTCAACTCAGCGGCCAGCTTCTTGAGCGACACGCCAGTGAGGAACTTGCCGCCAACGGATGCGCCTGTCTTGCTGTATTTGGAACGTGCCATGGCAGCAGTGCAGCCATACATCTTGGGGTTGATGCCAAGTCTCCATGCAAGGATCATCGCATCGAAACCAGACATGTTGTGACCAATTGCGATCTTGTCGCTCCAGTCCATGTCCTGCATGTGTCTTCTGATCTTATCTTCACCGAACAGCACGTATGTAGGCTCATCGCCCTCACGAATAGCCACCGAGATGATCTCAGTGTCTGGGTGCTGTACGTACTCAGTGGGGGACATACGACTCAGCGTGTGAGTCGTAGACCAGAAACTTTCAAAGTCAATGTAGACGGGTGTCATCAGTACATCCCTTCAAGGTTGGGCGGTGCATAGTCCGGGCCTTTAGCTATCTTGCCGTTCTCGTTGAAGATGGGATAGCCGTTCTTGTCGAACTTGCTGTAGTTGCTGCGGTTCACAGCGGCCACACCATCAGCGGTCTTCATGCCAGCGCAGTGGCCAGCGCCAATGGCTGTAACGACTTGATCGGCCAGCGCATCGAGGAATTCTTTGCGGTCAGTTATATGTGCAAGCAACTCACCGTTCTTGAGCATACGCGCCAGTGCGTTGATGGCGACTCGCGTTGCACGGACTTCATACTCGATGCCGTCTGCGTTGGTGAAGTCAAGCGTGTCCAGCATCTCAACGACCTCCTCAAAATGACAGCCAAGCTGCACGTTGAAGTCTTCTTCGGTTGGCTTCGGTCTGGCACGTCTGTGCCACAGTTCAATTTGATCTACGCTCATTACTTCTCCAATGCGTTTATTGCCATGATACGGGCGATGACGTCCGGGATTTTCTCGTCGTCCTTGACGATGTAGAGTTGGTGCTGCCAGTCAGGGCCGCGCTGTTGCGGCTTGTATTGTGATGCCTTGACGATGTAGCCGTTGGTGGCTCTGATAATTGCGAAGCTGAGCATGCCATCTTCTTCGGTCAGTCTGCCGCCTACAGTCTCTTTTGCAACTATTGCGTCGGATGACATAAGCCAGTTACGCAGCCATTGTTTGATACTCATTACTTCTCCAGTTGGAATGCGACCATCGCTGCTGCAATGATCTCGTTGACTTCAGTGATTGTGTGTGCGATGTGCGTCTCGTACTCGTAGCCTTCGCGTGTGGCGATGTTGACAACGTAGCCGTTGGACACTTGTTGCACCTCGATGTTACCGCTGAAGATTTTCTTGCTCAGCGATCGTCTTGATTGTTGCCCTAGCATAGTGCCTGATACGGTAGAAGTGGTCAGTACACCTTGCGAAGAATTTCCAACCAAAGCGTGCATCAATTCTTTGAGCATGTGCGAGTCTCCAGTTCAATTAGTAACTCGACGTAGTGCTTGGCTTTCTCCAAGTCTTTGATGCCGTTCTTTTTCTTCCATCTGGACACGTACTTGATGACGTTGCCCTCCATGTAGCCAATGTTGTTGGCGTGTATGAACTCTGCTGGCTGAATGGCCATGTCCTTGTAGTGACTGCCGTCAATTTGCACATCCAATGCGTTACTCATCGTCTCTCTCCTTCTTGGGTTTGCTCGGGACTACGATCTCAAGCGTTGTGAATCTGTGTTCGTTGCCGCAGACATAGCGTCGTCTGCGTGTGTTGTCTGCTTTCATGCGGCTGTCGATAACGTCAGCGTACGCCCTGCACTGTGGGCACTTCATTCCTTGCTCCGGTCGAACGTAGGCAGCGGGCACCAGTGTGTCCACCCATCAGAGTCGCGCCATGTGCCAAGGACTGCAACGCCCAAGCGTTTGTCGATCATCAGCATCTTTGCACTTAATGGTGGTGGATACTCTTTAGCATCGCGCCAGTGGTTGTGGACATCGACCACAGCAAAATGGTCGTGTGTAAGTTTGCAATCGGTTATTGCCATAGCGACACACCTCCTACGAATGTTGTCTTGATCTTTGCATCTTTGATAGCCCGCACCTTCTTCACGTAGCTCCTGCGGCTGCGTTCTGCTTGAGGCTGCGACTGTCTGGGTTGTGCGTCCTCGCCGTCACCGAACGTGAACAGCTTGACACGGTTACGCCCATCAGATTCGTTGCTGTAGTCGATGACGTAGATCATCTTCTGGTTCTTGAGTTCGGTGAGCAGCTTGCCCACAGTCTTGGGTGGCACTCCAGTGCGCTCAGATAGATCAAGTCTGCTGGCTGGCCCTTGCATCAGGGCTTTGAATATAGTCACCATCTGCACGATGTTCATACGCAGCTCCTGATGGTCAGGAGCGCCAGCATGAAGGCGATGAATGCCAGCGCCACCCAGATAAGTTGTCCGTCAGCGGGGGTTGGTTTGTCTTCGTCATCCATTGTTCTTCTCCTTGAGTTTGGCTTCGATGGCTTTGTAGTAAGCGACAAGTCCTTGGCCTTTGTGATACACAGAATCGGTGATGTTGATGTACTCCTCATCCGTCAGCCCAACCCATGTGCGCTGTGTGCGCGGGTCAGCGCCACCAGCGGTAACAATGCCGCTGTCTCGTGCTGGCTCGTAGTCCAGACCCAGTTCTTTGGCGTTGTCGGCCATCTTGTCGAGTGGGTCGCTCATGTGTTCTTCTCCTTGAGTTTGGCTGACTTTGGTTCATGCGTACAGGCGTCTTCATACTCCAGTACATCTTGCATCTTGTAGCGGATCAATCCGCCAATCTTGAGATAACGACACCCCAG